ATTCTGCTATTGAAAAAATTGCAGAGGTAAATAATAATGTGTCTAGGATGCTTGCCGTCCATGAAGAAAGAATATCAAAACAAGAACAAATTGACTCAGTACTCTTTGATAAAATTGACAAACTCCGTGATAAAATGGACAGCGATCATGACAATGTTAGTCAAAGATTATCCTTATTGGAAAGAAAACTCTGGGTTGGTATCGGAGTATTGGGATTAATAATCACAGCCACCAATCCCCAAGCATTAAAACTTGTTAAACCCTTGATATCCTCTACTGAAAGTGCTATAGTAGCACCAGTAGTCGCTTTCGTGAATGGATCACATTGATTCTAAGTACATTGGGATTATTTCACCACGCTTAGGAAAATTTAAGAGAGTTAAATCAAATCTCTACAACTTTCGTTGTCCCATTTGTGGCGACTCGAAGAAAAACAAGAATAAAACACGGGGTTATATTTACTCTGTAAAGACTAATACAAACTTTAAGTGTCATAACTGTGGTGCTTCAATGTCCTTCAGTAACTTTCTGAAGCATGTGGATGCTCCGACTCATAAGCAATACTCATTAGAGAAATTCAAAGAAGGACATACTGGTAGAAACTTTGTTGTTGAAGAACCAGACTTTAAGTTTGAAGCACCTAAGTTCAAGAAGAGTTTGAGTATTCCTAAAGCTTTTGAGAATCCTCGATCTGATGGATATCTGACTGCAAGGAAATTAGATCCATCAAAGTTTTATTATGCAAAGAAGTTCAAGAAGTTTGTTAACACGATCAAACCAACCTTTGATGATACCCGCTATGATGAAGAGAGAATAATCATTCCGATCTACTATGAGAAAAATCTGATCGGATTGCAGGGTAGATCTATAGATCCTAACCCTGTTAAATATATCACCGTGATGTTTGATGACAATGCGCCAAAAATTTATGGACTTGATGATGTTGAAAAATCTGAGGCAGTTTACGTCACTGAAGGCCCCTTTGATTCAACGTTCATTCGCAACGCGATTGCTATGTGCGGAGCTGATGCTGATGTTGATCGTTGGGGGATTGGCAATCCTGTTTGGATCTATGATAACGAACCACGCAACAGAGAGATTGTATCCAGAATCGAGCGTACAATCAACAACGGTGGAAGGGTAGTTATCTTTCCATCATCTATAGATGAAAAGGACATTAATGATATGGTGATCGCTGGACATGATGTTCAGAAGATTGTAGAATGTAACACATACAGTGGTTTGGAAGCAAAACTTAAATTTAACACCTGGAAGAAAGTATGAGTAACGGTATCAAGGTTAAAAAGCGAGACGGTAGAATCGAGTCTCTTGATTTAGATAAAATGCATCTGATGGTTGATGAAGCAACCACAGGACTTGCAGGTGTTTCCGCTAGTCAAGTTGAGATGAAGTCTGGTATTCAGTTTTATGATGGCATCACAACAGCAGAGATTCAAGAAATTCTTATTAAGGCGGCAAGCGATCTGATTGATCTAGAACATCCTAACTATCAATTCGTCGCTGCTAGACTGCTTCTATTCTCACTCAGGAAGCAATTATATGGAAAGATGCGTGAACTTCCTGATTTGGAAACTCATATCATGAGTTGCACAAATATTGAGGTGTATGACAAAGAAATTTTCCTTAAATACTCTAAGGAGGAGATTGCGAGAGCAAATTCCTACATCGATCATCATCGTGACTTTCTCTTCACTTATGCTGGGTTGCGTCAAGTAGCAGATAAGTATCTGGTTCAAGATCGCAGCACTGGTGGAGTGTATGAGACTCCTCAGTTCATGTATATCATGATTGCTCTGACTATTTTTGCAGAGTATCCCAAAGAAACCAGGATGACTTATGTCAAACGATACTACGACGCAATCAGCAAACACAAAATCAACATTCCCACACCTATCATGGCAGGAGTGCGAACTCCACTTCGACAATTTGCTAGCTGTGTTCTTGTTGATGTTGATGACACCCTCGATAGCATCTTTACTTCTGATATGGCTATCGGCAGATATGTTGCACAAAGGGCGGGCATCGGTATCAACGCAGGCCGAATCCGTGGCATCAACAGTAAGATCCGAGGCGGAGAAGTTCAACACACAGGTGTTGTACCATTCCTTAAAAAGTTTGAATCGACTGTCCGGTGTTGTACACAAAATGGAATACGAGGTGGCTCAGCGACTGTCCACTTCCCAATCTGGCACCAAGAGATCGAAGACATAATTGTCCTTAAGAACAACAAGGGTACAGAGGACAATCGCGTAAGGAAACTTGACTACTCGATCCAGATTTCAAAACTTTTCTATGAGCGTTTCATCCAGGATGGAGAAATTAGCTTATTCTCACCGCATGACGTACCAGGTTTGTATGATGCTTTTGGTACTGATTCATTTGACGCTCGCTATGTGGACTATGAATCAGATCAGTCTATTCCAAGAAAGACTATCGGTGCTCAGAAACTGATTCTTGATCTGCTGAAAGAGCGTGCAGAGACTGGACGTGTTTATATTATGAACATCGATCATTGTAACTCTCACTCATCCTTCAAAGACAAGGTTGAGATGTCCAACTTGTGTCAAGAGATTACTCTTCCGACATATCCTCTGAATCATATTGATGATGAGTATGGTGAGATTGCACTTTGTATTCTTTCTGCTATCAATGTTGGTAAAGTCAAGTCTGATGAAGAACTCGAAAACCTTTGTGATCTTTCTGTACGCGGACTAGAAGAACTCATTGACTATCAGAAGTATCCTGTAAGGGCAGCAGAAATCGCTACAAGGGCACGTAGATCGCTTGGCATTGGTTTCATCGGTTTAGCACATTATCTGGCAAAACTTGGATATAATTATGGTGATCAAGAGGCATGGGATGCTGTTCATGGACTCTCTGAGTCCTTCCAGTATTACCTTCTGAAGTCTTCTAATCAAATTGCTAAGGAAAAGGGACACTGCGAATACTTTGGACGCACTAAGTACGCCGATGGAATTCTTCCTATTGATACATACAAGAAGGACGTAGACGAAATTTCTTCTCAACAACTCCAGCATGATTGGGAATCTCTTAGGGCATCTATCAACGAATTTGGATTACGGCACAGTACGTTGTCCGCACAGATGCCATCGGAGAGCAGTTCCGTTGTGTCAAATGCCACCAATGGAATCGAACCACCTCGCGACTACTTGTCCGTTAAAAAATCAAAGAAAGGGCCTCTTAAGCAGATTGTTCCTCAATACAATTCTTTGAAGAATAATTATACTCTCTTGTGGGACATGCCTAACAACAAAGGTTATATTAATGTTGTCGCAGTAATGCAAAAGTTCTTTGATCAGGCAATTTCTGGTAACTGGAGTTACAATCCGGAGCATTATGATGACAACGAAGTTCCAGTGTCCGTCATGGCACAAGACTTTTTAACTACATATAAGTATGGTTGGAAAACCTCTTATTACCAGAACACAAATGATCTAAAGTCTGATGAAGTAGAGGAAGACAAAGAAAAACTGAATAATTTATTAGAAGAATTAGAACAAGCCGAGGAGGGAGAGTGTGAATCCTGTGCAGTTTAAGGTTTCATCAGTAGAAGATGTGAAAACAGAAGTCAAAGGGATGACTGTTTTCAATACAGAACAAGTAGATACCAAAAAGCAACCTATGTTTTTTGGAAAACCCCTGGGAGTCCAGAGGTATGACTCTTATAAGTATCCAGTTTTCGATAAACTGACTACTCAACAACTTGGATACTTTTGGCGTCCCGAAGAAGTATCTCTGCAAAAAGATCGTGGAGATTATCAAACTCTTCGTCCAGAACAAAAACATATCTATACTTCTAACCTGAAGTATCAGATTATGTTAGATTCTATTCAAGGTAGAGGCCCTGGAATGGCATTCATTCCTTACTGCTCTCTTCCTGAATTGGAAGCATGTATGGAAGTCTGGGGATTCATGGAGATGATCCATAGTCGTTCTTACACTTACATCATCAAGAACGTTTATTCGGATCCTTCAGAGGTATTCGATAAGATCGTTACTGATCAGCGTATTCTAGAGCGTGCTAGCAGCGTTACAGAAGCATATGATGATTTTATTAATAGTGCTCAAACTTGGGGCACTAGTAATATGTGGAGTAAAGAGTTCAGAGATTCTCCCACAGCACAATGGGAGATTAATGACATCAAGCGTAAACTTTATAGAGCAGTTGCAAACGTCAACATCCTAGAGGGTATTCGATTCTATGTTAGTTTCGCTTGCAGCTTTGCATTTGGCGAACTTAAACTTATGGAAGGATCCGCTAAGATCATCTCGCTTATCGCCAGAGATGAGAACCAGCATCTTGCAATCACACAAAACATTCTTAATAAGTGGAAACAAGGTGATGATCCTGAAATGAAGCAAATCATGAAGGAAGAAGAAGAGTGGACTTATAAGATGTTTGATCGTGCTGTTAACGAAGAGAAGCGTTGGGCAGACTATTTGTTCAAAGATGGTTCAATGATCGGACTGAATGACAAACTTCTTCAGCAGTATGTTGAGTGGATTGCTAATCGTCGTCTGAAGGCAATAGGACTGACTCCTCAGTATGATATTGCTGCCAAGAACAATCCTCTGCCATGGACTCAACATTGGATCTCTTCTAAAGGACTTCAGGTTGCTCCTCAAGAGACAGAAGTAGAGTCTTATGTTGTGGGCGGTATCAAGCAGGATGTCAAGAAAGATACTTTTTCTGGATTCCAACTTTGAGTTAGGAAAACAAAACAGAGTCCTCAACTTAGTTGACGGACTCTTTTTTTGTGCTTAAATAGTAAACACATCGCATAATATTATGCATAAAATTAGTACTGTTGATATTAGTTCGGCAATTGGTGATCATCTTACATTCACCTTAGGTAAGAAACCAAAAACCGAAACGGTTCATGATGTGTATATGGCATTGTGTTATGCCATTAGGGATAGGATGATGACATCTTATCATAATAATCCTAAACCAAATAAAACAGTCGCATATCTATCAGCAGAGTTTTTGATAGGGCCACAACTAGCAAATAATTTACTCAATCTTGGATTGAAAGAGGTTGCGGCAGAGTCTGTAAAAGAGTACGGATATTCTCTTGATGAGATTTTAGAACAAGCAGAAGAACCTGGATTGGGTAATGGCGGATTGGGTAGACTCGCTGCTTGTTATATGGAGTCTCTGTCCACTCTGAAGGTTCCTGCAACGGGATATGGTATTAGATACAAGTTTGGTATTTTCAAGCAGAGCATACATAATAATCAGCAGGTAGAAGTCACTGATAACTGGTTGCATGGTGATTGGCCTTGGGAAGTCAGTTATCCAGATCAATCTGTAAAGGTTGGTTTTGGTGGTAAAGTTGAGCATTACACCTCAAACAATGGGGATAATATTAAGAGAGTACGCTGGGTGCCTGAGGAGTACGTCTTTGCGGTTCCTTATGATGTTCTTCAGGTTGGATATGATGTTGAGGGGTGCAACAAATTAAGACTCTGGAGAGCAGATGCTTGCGATGTATTTGATTTTGATGCTTTTAATCAAGGAGACTATCTGGGTTCGGTAGAGAAGTGTGTCTTTACTGAGACTATTTCTAAAGTTCTTTATCCAAATGATGGAACCTGTCAAGGAAAGAGACTGAGACTGAAGCAACAGTTTTTCTTTGTTAGTGCTTCTCTCCAAGACATGATCAGAACGCTTAAAGAAAATAATATTTCTTTAGAAGATTTTCATAAAAATTATCAAGTCCAACTAAATGACACTCATCCAGCAGTAGCTGTTGCTGAGTTGATGAGACTTCTCGTTGATGATAATAGAATTGATTGGGATCTCGCATGGGATATTACAACCAAGTCAATTGCATATACCAATCATACTCTCCTTCCAGAAGCACTTGAGAAGTGGGATTTGGAGATGTTTGGGGATTTACTTCCTAGACACCTTGAGATCATCTATGACATCAACCATAGGTTTTTACAGGTTGTTAGAATGAAGTATCCTGGCGATGATAAAATCCTCAGGAAACTTTCTATCATTGATGAGGATGGAAACAGATCCGTTCGTATGGCAAACCTTGCGACAGTTGGATCTCATCATGTAAATGGTGTTGCTGCGCTTCACTCAGATCTTATTACTAAAAATCTTATGCCAGAGTTCTATGAACTGTGGCCTCATAAGTTTACTAATGTTACCAATGGTGTAACCCCCAGAAGGTGGTTGGCAAGTTCTAACATTGCATTAAGCGATGTTATCACTGATTATATCGGTTCTGATTGGATAACTGATATGAGTAAACTTCAAGGACTTGAAGATGGACTTGATGATTCTAATTTACTTGAACAGATTACAAATACTAAAACTTTAGGAAAGCATAAACTGTCTCAATATATACAGAAGACTCTTGGTGTTTCTGTTGATCCGTCAAGTATGTTTGACGTTCAAGTAAAGAGGATACATGAATACAAGCGCCAGCATCTACTTGCTTTATGGGTGGTTTCTAGGTATGTGTATATCAAAAATCACAAAGACGATTACGTTGTACCTCGCACAGTAATATTCGGCGGTAAAGCTGCTCCGGGTTACTGGATGGCAAAACTTATTATCAGATTTATCTGCTCTATTGCTGAGACTATCAATAGTGATCCCGATATGGATGGGAAACTGAAAGTTATTTTCCTTCCAAACTATAGTGTTAAACTTGGAGAGAAGGTATATCCTGCTGCGGATTTGTCGGAACAGATTTCTACAGCAGGTAAAGAAGCATCTGGCACTGGTAATATGAAGTTCCAGATGAATGGTGCTTTGACTATTGGTACACTTGATGGTGCAAACGTTGAGATTCGTGATTTGGTAGGTGAAGAGAACTTTTTCCTCTTCGGTAATACTGAGGAGCAGATTGGTGAACTATGGAGTAATGGATACAATCCAAAACATTTCATGAGTCCCAAATTATTTGAAGCGATTCAACTTGTAAAATCTGGACACTTTAGTGGCGGGGATAGAGAAGTATTTAAACCACTAATTGATAATATTCTCAATAGTGATCCATTCTGCGTATGTGCCGACTTTGAGGATTATAATCGTGCCCAAAGTGTAGTTGATACTACCTGGGGCAATCGTGAAGAATGGAGTCGTAAGTCATTGATAAATATTGCTAGATCTGGATTCTTCTCATCAGATCGATCAATTCAAGATTATTGTGATCTTATTTGGAAGATATAAATAATCGAAATTGAAATAAATTTGTAATGGTTGATTATGAAAATCCCTGGATTTTTGAAGGACAACCTTTTTTATCTGAAAATATTGGCGATAAGTTCGGTTTTGTCTACCTCATTACAAATTTACAAAATAATCGACAGTACATCGGTAGAAAATACTTCTGGCAGTTTAGAACTCCAAGAGGTAAAAAACGAAAAGTAAAATCTGAATCTGACTGGAAAAAATATTATGGTTCTTGTCCGGAACTTAAAGAAGACATTGACAAATTCGGTAAGCAAAATTTTAGCAGAACTATTATCAGCGTTCATAACACGAAGGGCAAAACTAATTTTGAAGAAACCAGACAACTCTTCGTCAACGGAGTCCTTACAGAATCCCTTGACAACGGAGTTCCAAAGTTCTACAATAGTAACATCCTCAGCAGATACTTCCGAAAAGACTACTATGGAAACGACGGACGTAGTAATGCAGGCTCGTAACTGGGCAATTATGCATATTGAAGAAATGGCAAAAAATGAATCCGTTGATCAAATTTATGATAGACTTGCAATGATGGATGAATGGTACGAGTGGTTCGATCTTGACAAAATGGATGGAATGGACTACATTGTACTTGAAGACACAACTCGGGGTTCTGAATCAGAGATTTGAGTCTTCTCTTTTGTCTCAGTAGCTCAGTGGATTAGAGCAACTGCCTTCTAAGCAGTCGGCCGTAGGTTCGAGTCCTACCTGAGACGCCTCGCGGAGTTAGTTCAGCGGTAGAACGCTATCCTTCCAAGTTAGATGTCGTCGGTTCGATTCCGATACTCCGCTTTCCTTTTTTAGGAACATGAAACCAGTTG